TAAAGGGGCATCTTTTAAGCTCTTAATTCCTTCACGCTCACTTGTTCCCACGGCGGCAATACCGCCCTCAGTAAGACCAATCTGAGCGGCCCGAACAAGCGGCCTTGCAGCATTAGCAAGAGATAGTGGGCTTGACATACCCATAGTAGCTATCGCTGGAATTGCAGCGCCAGCCATTTCATAACCTGCTGCTTCCCAAGGCGCCCGCTCCCTATGTGCATTCAATTTTGAGCGTAAATTATCACGAATCTCAGAGTAACTCTCACTCTGGAATGGGGCGCGAACTAATGCTTCGGCTTCTTCACCAAAGCCAAGAGTTATACCCTGTACAACTAATCGCAATCCTTGTGAGTCAGGCTGCATTGTCTCCAATGCCTCCATCATTAGCTGGAATTGCGCATCTGTTAATTGTGCCATGTGCTACCCTTTACTTAAAAATTGCTTCAAACATCCGCTTCTGATCTGGAGTCATACTATCCATCTGCTTCTGGCTAATTGTAAGACCGCCTGCTGGCTGGGGTTCAGGAGATTGGAAATTAAGTATAGGTGTTTGCCTTTTCTCAACCTCGCTCATTTCCTGTATGTAGCTAGAGTAGGTTTTATTACCGCTGGTCAATGTACGGGCCTTGCCTAGCAAAGTATTACGCATCTTGGTTTGAGCGTTAATCTTGTCATCAATATGCTGACGCAGTTCATCACCTTGTAGTGATAAATCTAAACCAGTGCTTAAAGCTAACTGCAATTCCTTCTCGCTTAAAGCGCCAAAGGTAGCACTGTTGATAATGTCGATACCTAGCATATTAGCCATTGAGCGTAGCTCTGAGGTAGCAGCGTTAAATGAAGGTATATACCTAGCAATAATGCCGCTAGAAGCACCATCACCAACCGCCCTCTTAGCAATCTCAAGTTTAGTTAGCATTTCATCAATAACAGATGCCCGACCAAACGCTTGTTGACCAACTTCCTGTGCCTTGGCAATATCAGACTCTTTAAGGCGACCTGTGGTTTCCATAGCAATCTGCTGTTCTGGGGTTTGCGCTACTGCACCCTCCACATCAATCCGTATTGGGGCGGCATTACTGTTAGGGTCTGACTTGATAACATACTGCTGACCTGTTTTATAATCAGTCTGTACTCCGCTAAACTTAGGCATATAACCAGTACCCATCTTAGCCTTTAGGAAAGATGAGGTTATTTCTTTAGCTAGCTCAGGGCTTGTCTTGGCAATAGCAAGTACTTCTGGCGATACGCCTGCTGCCTGTAGTGCCGCAAATGTTCTGTTAGCTTGATTAGCCTTAGCTTTTAGCTTGCGCTCATCCTGTAAGCCAGCTATGCGCGACTGAATACCCGCCTGCAAACCCGCGTTAGGGTTGGTGGTCATTCCAGCCATGCCCTGTGCAAGCCGAAGCCTGCGCTCTACGTCTGCTGGGTCTTTACTGGTAATAAAATCAAATAATCCTGCCATAATAACCTCTTAGTACGCGCCTAGACCGAGTGATAAGTAATCAAAAAGGCCTGGATTCTTTGACTGCGTGGTTGATCCGACATTAGGAGCTTGGCCCATTGCTTGTAGTAAATACTGTAAAGACTGAGCTGGCGCACCAGTAAAGCCTTGGTACTGACCTTTGCCAGCATTGATAAGCTGTTGCTGTAGCGCTTGCTGCATAGCTCCCTGCTGATCCATCCGGCTTTGGATCTGCTGCCCCATACCAAAGCCTAAGTTAGACAAACTACCTAACTGTGAGCCTGCATTTAAGCGCTGCTGTGAGCCTGCTAGACCTGCCTGTTGATTAGCTAACTGTGCCTGCATGGATTGACCTGCACCGAACTGTCGAGCTTGGTTCATTGCCGCTTGGTTCGCTAATGATGCTTGGTTGGTTGCACCAGCACCGAACTGTCGTGCGGCCTGTAATTGTTGCGCGGTCTGGCTTGTCGCCTGATTAGCTGCGCTAGCGCCAAATTGACCAGCGTGATTAAGTGCGGCTTGATTGGCTAATGCGGCTTGATTGGCTGCACCTGCTCCAAACTGACTTGCTGCTTGCTGCTGTTGGGCTAGCTGACTTGCTGCTTGATTGGCCGCACTTGCACCGAACTGTCCTGCTTGGTTAAGTGCTGATTGATTCTGTAATGCGCGCTGTTGAGCTAGCTGGGCTGACGTTGTTCCGGCCTGTAGATTCGCACCTTGATTCGCTAAACCAGCTTGCATACGAGTGGCAATATCCTGTCCAGCCAATGCCGTAGCGCGATCATAACCAGCTTGGCGTAAGCCGCTTGCTGTTCGCGCTGCCTGCTCTGCAAAGGCTCGATTAGTCTCTGCTTCGGCAATACCCTGGCGTGAGCCACCAAACGCATTAGCGGATGTAGCTTGAGCACCACCCACATTCTGAGCCATCTGGCGTGAGCGCTCTATATCAGCTAACGATTGATCAACAACCTGCGCCTCATGCGGGTTTATATATGACTGCAAATTAGAGCCAGCAATTTGTCCAGCAGCAACTTGATCTGCTGATAGGGTTGGAGCTGCACCTGTTTGTGAGGCCGCATAGCCTTGAGAGCCAACATTTGCTGCTGTAAAGCCCTTGCCCTGCGCCTGCGCCGCGTCATAACCCTGAGAACCAACACCTGCTGCTGTAAAGCCTGTAGGCCTAGCTTGTGCCGCGTTATAACCTGTCGGGGTGACGCCTAGAGGTCGATAGTTCATCTCAGATGACGCACCTAAACCCGCCTTTTGAATGCCTTGTGCTGCTGCCTGATTGACGTTAAAGCCGCCTTGTGGTGAACCTGCCATAATCTTATCCTCTATAGACCGAACTTATAGCCTTTTCGGCCACTGCTGTTATACTTTTCCTTAGCTTTGGCTGTTGCTTTAGCCATTGCCCTAGCTGCTGATTCTCTATCTGCTGCTGCCTGCGCCTTTCGAGCTGCTTCTTTTTTAGCCGCCTCTGCCGCTTCCTTAGCCGCTTGAGCCTTAGCTCTTTTTTCTGCTGCTGCCTTTCTAGCTTGAGCCTCCTTAGCTTTGGTAGCCGCTTCTATCTGTGCTTTTTTCTTAGCTGCGTCTGCTATTTTCTTGGCTGCAAGCTCATTTGTTTGCTTCTCTAAGGCGTCGGCAATACGTTTAGCTTCTGCGTTAGCTTTAGCATCTCTCTCAGCTCTAGTTTTCGCCTTAGCCTTGCGCTCTGCTGCTTCCTTAGCTTTAGCTCTTTTTTCTGCGTCTAACTGCCTCTGAACTGCTGCTTCTGCTTTTGCTTTAGCGTCTGCCTTAGATTTCTGCTCTGCTTGATAATCAGCTTTCTTTTTGGCTTCGGCTTTAGCTCTAGTCTTGGCTGCTTTAGCATCTGCTGCCTGCCTAGCCTTTGCTGCCGCTAAGTTATCAGCCTTCTTTTTGGCTGCTGCGGCTTCTTTCTTAGTTTCAGCATCTAGCCTAGCTGCCTCTGCCTGCAAAGCATTTTCAGATTCCTTCATATCCAGCAAGCCCGTACTAACCTCTACGGCCGAATCACTGTAAGGTGTGACTGTTGCACTAAGGCTTAAATCCTCTTTCGCGCCCATTGGGAATGTAGTATCAGGCACCGCAGTCACCACCTCTGGAGCAGGTGAAGCGGCTGCGCTAAAATCCCATAAGTTAGGGTCGCTGTAATCATCATCGTAACCCCAATCACTAGCGGGTGGTGGAGGCGGGTACTGACCTGCTGGCCCACCAGCTCCCCCAGTAGGGATGGTTGAATAATCCACTGCTGAGTCGTTAGACGTACCTACCACTGGAGGCTTTAAGTCTTCATTAGATAGCTCTGAAACTATCGCATCAGGGGAGCCACCAGCCAAAGGATTACCAGTAATACCTTCATAAATCTGACCGTATATACTTGAGTCCAGTAAGTTTCCTGCGACGCCTGCTGCTGCATCCGTATTGCTCATTAAGCCACCTGAGCCAGCAACCATACCGGGGGGTGGGGTATTGGGATAGTTAACGCCGCCGATAGTATCAGTAGCGCTCATCCCTGGGTCTACATAAGCGCCTGTATCGCCAGCAGATGAGTTATTGATATTAATCGCGTAATCGGGCTGATTAGCAGGGGTGCGATCAAACATCTGATCAACCTGGGCGGGTGTGGCGTTGTAGCTGCCCTGCGCGGGTGCGCCTGTAAACGGATCAATAAACATATCCGTCATCGCCTGATACTGCCCTGGTCGATTAGCTTGCAACTGATCTAATGCTTGCTGGTACAGAGGGGCGCTAGAGTAGCCTTGTACGCCGCCTGCAAATGTTTGAGCCTGTGGCATTCCCGCCATGGCATCAAAGCCTTGTGGGGCCAATCCAAAGGCGCTAGCCGCATTACCAGTGGACTGCATGGACTGTTGTTGCATAGGTGAAAAAGCAGCAACGTCTGGGCCGTAGTACGGCGTATAGCCAAGCTGTGACACATTGCGTGCTTTATTTATATTCTCAATCGCAGCATTTTCCAACCACGCTGGAATCTCTGTTTTACTGGTCGTTGATCCACCCTTAGACATATCTTTAAAACCTCTTTTCTAGCAACACTAACTGAGACTTCCAGCCAATATCAGCTAATGCTTTTGACCAGCCTTTGCGACCACTCATCGTTAAACTTTCACAATTTTGAGCCTTAGCCCAGGCGATAACGTCTGGCTGCATAGACTTAATTTCTTCCAACTCACCGCCACCTAAAAATATATGCAAAACCTTCTTTTGCGGGTACGTTGTAATCTCTGTAACTAGGCAAGAATTAGGGGCAGGCCATAGCTGTGATCGCCCCTCGATTATACCACATTTGACATCCTCAAACGTATGTGTACCGCCGGAATAGGCAAGTGCGTCCTCTATCCATTTCCTGCATCTTTCTAGCTCATTCATAGGCTAACCCACCACCCAAACTGTCGCGTTTCTAAATACGGGTATAGTCACTGAACCACCCCCAATAACGGTAGCGCCAAAGGTGGGCGATAATGCGTCTGTGACATAAGCGCGCTGTCCAATAACGCCAGTAGGTAATGTAGATACCGTAAAACCACGCGCAGTTAGAATCGGCACAAAAGCGCCATCAACAGAGATAACTGGGTGTTTATTTGTTTGACTCCATAGTAATACCCCATCCTCGGCTGCTGACTCACCATTGACCTTATGACGCAATGCGCTACGAGTCCTTGCAAGCCACGTTGAAGTCCGTTGCGACCACTGTTGCCAGTTCGTGTTTATCAGCTTAGGTGGGTTATCTAGGAGGCTCAACGTCTACCTCCTGCCACGACTTCCAATCGGTTAATGCCAACACGCCAATCGTTAGCATTAACACCTTCAATGCGCATCCTGACCTGTCGCCCAGTAAAACGTAAACTGGTAGGGTTAGACATATTATAAGGGCCGTATGTTCTTTCCAAATCGTTGGGATAAAATCGAGTTTTAAACGTGGCGTCAACATCGCCTTGGGTCTTTTCATCGGGTATCATTTTAGTTACAGATATTACATTTTCGCCGTTGCCCATTGAGATTGGCCCCGACTCAGCAAATGGCTCACCGCCATCGTAGTTAAAGCCTACCTCGTGCTCGTATAATTTATTATTACTCGCAGATGCGATAATAGGCTGTCGGTAAACGCCTGAGTCAACGCCAGCAGTTCTAGCGATTTCGCCTATAGCCCAAGTGCCATCGTTATAATTAAACACCACGTAGCGGTTGTTTTCGTTTGAGTTACCAGAGGGGTAGAACCACCATACCTCACCATAGTTGGCGTTAGCCACCGCACAAACCTTGCTGATCTGGCTATGGTTAATATCGGAAAATACATAATCCGCTACGTCACAGTTCACTTCTGTTACAGCGCCACCAGAATAAGTATAAAATGATCTGCGGCCCATCCATAAGGCCCCAACATCAACCACGGCCTTAGCTTGAGCTGAGACAATACCGCAACTCGTACCCACGCGCTCAATGCCATAAACATAAGGTGGGCCACTGTAAGTAGCAACATGAGCATCAGTATCAGTGAGAATAAGTGTTTGGTTTTGAACTTTAACGCCACACTGAATCCTCCCGTTTGTCTGTAACTCTAAACTACCTGCTTCGTTAGTTGCGGCAGGCGTCCATACGGTATTATCTTCCCGATCTGACCACTGCACCAAACGTGGGTTGCCGCCAGAGCCAAGGGCAAATAAGAACCGTTCCTCAGTCACTAGAATCGACCTACAGCCTACAGGCGCGTTAACTACAGGCGCAGCGATTGTACCTGTGGCTAGTTGCCACTCGTATATCTTGCCATCTGAGCTGGAACACGCGACCATATTCTGCCCCCATGAGTCCATAGCCCATGTAGTCGCTGGCGTGATGGTAGAGGCTTCTTGTCGAGCAATGCCGTAGGATTCCTGCCCGTAAAATGAATTGCCGTAACCAATGGGGTTGAGCGCATCCTCATTACCCACAGTTAAGCCAGTGGGCGTAATGTCAAACTGAGTGCCGCCTGCGTTATACACGTATAACTTATTGTAGCTGCCTGCTGTAATCCAACGGTCAGAGCTGTTATCAATCCATGCGTGTAGTCCACGGATCTTACCCGCGCTAGCTGTGTCGCTGCGTGTACGCCAACCGCCGATAGGCCGTAACGTGTTGTCATGCCATCGCACCAGGTTAGAGTCACGCCATCTGCCCGTTGATTGCAGGTCAGTACCGTTACGATACACGCCTGCGGGTAAATCCAATGAAATAAGCGACATACCTATCCTCTTAACATATACGCCACGCCAGAAACTAGGGCGGCGATTAACAATCGAACAAACCACTCATTAGCGCCGCTCGATCTTGACACTACTGCTAGCTTAACTGAGTGCTGATCAATCTCTTCACTGTGCTTGTTGAGTCGATTGTCTTGTGTGTTGTTGTGCGAGATTAGGCCGTCAATCTTCGTATCTATCGCAACGAGCTTAACCATCGCGTCTGACAACTTATCTATTTTGGCCTCTAGTCTGTCAAATCTAGCGTTAGCTTCCATACTTCCCTCTGTTTGGCAGAGACGCGGCTAAAGACTAACCGCGTGTTATTAATAAGTTATTCAGCAACAGCCCAAGGCATACCCACGGCTACCTTTGGCTCTTTCATATCGGCAATAACAGCTTCTAGCTGTGCCTCTACAACGTCCTTTTCGACTTTGCTAAACACCCAACTCAATACCGTTTCTTCGGTCAGTGAGTCAAAGCCTGCGCTTGCTGGCATGGTTTCAGGGTTGAATGAAATAGTGCCATAAGCGCCTTTGCTATGCTCACCGTCAACAGCATCTACGCCATAGTGCGCGACTAAAACGTAATCATCGGCTGTGGAGCGTTCAAGGTTGTTAATTTTCCAGTTAAATGTGGTCATTATTCTGCCTCCTGTGGAGCCATTTCAGCTTCTTGTTCTGCTAACATAGCCGCATAAGCCGCCTTGACTTCTGGCGTGTGTACCGCAGCGCAGATCGCCGTTACTTTGGCATCTTCGTCACAGCAATCATGGTCGGGCATACAGACATGGCGGTGGTATGAGCTGGATAGCACTACGCCATCTTCCAATACACGGGTTGCTGTGCGTACTTGCACTGTGCCGTTCTCAAGCACTTCGATCTTGTCTACGATTACTTCTTTTGTTAATACCATGTTACTTCTCCATCTGAGAATCCACTCAGAATAATTGATTAATCTTGTATGTAAGTTGCCGCAACCAGTAAGTATGTACTGCTTCCGCTTGTTGCGGCTCTAAATTTTATCTGAGTCCCGTCTACAGTAGCTTGCTGAATTACAACTGAATTAGAAGGAGAATAAACAGAAGCATGACCATATCCATTTGTAAAAGGTAAGCCGTCTACAGTGTTAGCTCCAGTATTCCAAGAAATTGAGCTAAAGAAGGCTGTTACAGTTACTTGGTTTCCTACTTTTATATATGAGTTTTTAAACACCGACCCGCTTACTCCGTTTAACGTAGGAGTCCAATAGCCTCCCTCGTAATCGTCCAGCTTATTTGAGGCACCCGTCCCGCCTAAGTAGACACCGCCTGAGATGTAGAAGTCTTTGAAGCGAAAAGAAGAGTTGCCTAAGTCAAGCGCATTGTCTCGAAGAGTTGTGGAGCTAGAGGGCAATATCGCACTTTGATTATCTCTAAAGCATAATCCTGTATTTGCATTGGATATTGCTAATTGAGAGCCGCCTGACGAAATAGTACCAATACTACCTACGCTGCTACCATCCTTCATGTATTCGGAGATTGTGCCATCACTGCCTGTGCGGTTGAACGTCGTCACAACATTACCGCTACGTGTGGCTTCTATCTTACCGTTTGAGCCTTCTAAGCGGATGCCCTGTGTGCCAATGGCTGTAGTAGTCTTGCCCACCAGCACATTACCGCTGGAGTCTATGCGGAGGCGTTCCTGTCTGGTAGTGCTAGAGCCTGTGGCGATACTTACACCATCATAGGCATTAATACTGATACCATCGGCTGGCCCCGCGCCATTGCCTGAGTGGTCGT